AATAATAAGAGTCGTACCCGTAGGACTCGCCGAGGGGGAAATGGCAATATTTCGGCCCGGCTTCCTGCACCAGAACGCTTGACATTATGAGCTCTTTCCCGGCGTCAACGCCCAGAGTATAGAGCCAGCATTTGCCGATTGTCTGCCCGTTCAGTACGATCTTAACCTGAGAGGGAGGCGTCACGAAGGGGATCCCCTCGCCGTTGCCGCCCTTGATAGCGAAAACGCGCTTGTTTTTTCGGGCCCGGCAGCGCAGGTACACCTCTTGCGTGTAGTGGCCGCCAGAGTCCACGCAGGTGATCGAGATACGCAAGCCCCGCTGGCTGTCCTTGAAGTGGTAGACATGCTCGATCACGTCGTCGAGCCGTTCCCATACTTCGTCGGTGTCCGGCTTTCCCATGATGTAGCCCTTTTTTATGCCCCACGTTTCACCGTAATGGCCGTGGCCTACGACTTCATACTCCAGCCGGTTGTCCTGCGTGTCCACTCCGCAGGTGAGGACGAGAACGCCCTCCGGCACTTCCACCGGGGAGCCGTCGGCATTGGTGCCGTAGTCCTCCCGGCGTGCCATCATGCCTTCCTCGTCCGGTATGTCCCCGCGATCCTCCCAGAGCTGCCCCAGCAGCGTGTTGTAAACGACTTTTAGCTTCTGAGGATCGTCCAGCGCTTGCAGGAATTTGAGCACGATTTTCTCCCACGGAGTCCATGGAGACGAGAAGGCGTTCAGCCAGAAGGAGCGCACGCCGGTGTCGTATGCCTCCGGGTTTTCTGCGATCCACTTCGCAGGCTGCCGCCGCATGATTTCCTCCGGGATAATGCAGCCGCAGTTCGGGCAGGCCCATGTGATCGGGCCGGTTATCTTGTAGACTTTTTTCCCTCGGATCCTCTTGTGGGTGTGCTCGAAGTGGATCCGGTCGAATACGATCTCGCCGTACTCGCCACACTCAGGGCACTGGTGGCACCAGCGTTCTTGCGTGCCTTTCTCGAAGCTGTCCGCGATATTGGACGAGCCTTTAATGGTCGGCGTCGATACTTCGACGGCCTTCGCGTTGTAGAATGTGGCTTGTCTGGCCTCGGCCAGAGCCCACGGATCGCCCTCGGTTCCGGCGCTTATGGCCCAGCGGTCGCGCTCGTCGCCTATGATGTAACGGGCCGGAGTGGAGGCCAGAGCTGAGGCGCTGTTGGATCCGGTGATTGTCAGCATACCGCCGGGGAAGGACTTCTGGAGGATCGTGTTCCCGGAGTCTCTCGTTTTTACGTCCGAGACTTTGGCTTTTAGCACCTTGCTGTCTCGGATCATTGGAGCGATACGCAGCCGGGAGAACTTGCGGGCGTCGTCGAGCGAGGGCTGCACATAGAGGATAGAGCCCGGATCTTGGTCTATGATATAGCCGATTATGTTCAGCTCAAGCTCAGACTTTCCCACCTGAGAGGCCGCCACCATGACAATTTTTTTCACTTTCGGATCGGTGAACGCTTCCATAGGCTCCCGGAGGTAGGGCGTGCGTGTTGTGCGCCACGGGCCTGCCTCTGCGGAGGTTTCCGGCGATAGGCGGCGGTGTCTATCGGCCCATTCTGCCACCGTTAGATCCTCCGGTGGCTTAAAGTTGCGGACGGCCGGGCCTATGGCCGCGTTTAGCTTTTGAGCGGCTCTTTTAGTCGTCGGCTTCATCAGCGAGCGCCTCGCTCCAGCCTTCGCGATCCCTTACCCGCCGCTTGTATGCTTCGGGATCGTATTTATAGCCCGCGAGCTCGTTCAGGATCTTGTGACACTCGGAGCGGATCAGCGCCGAGGCTTCGGCTGCGCTGGCTGCCTGAGATACGTCCATAGCCAGACGGCCGGGCAGCGCCATTATCATGCTACGGACGGTGTACACGAGGTCGTTCGTCATGGCCTCCACGTCCTCGCTCCGGTGCATTTTCCCTTCCAGCTCTTTGAGCTGCATTTCTGCGATCTTGGCCTTGCTCTGTTTGAGGTCGGCCTCGGCCCGCAGCTTGTCGGCCTCCGCTTTTGCGGTGTCCGCAGTCTTGGCCTCCTTGCCGTTTGCCTTTTCCCGCAGGTGCTTTATGTACGCCTTGATCGTCGGGAGTAGGTCGAACTTATACGGACGGGTGGACGCCGCAGGAAGGACGCCAGATTTTGCGAGCTGCTGCACCCGGCGCTCGTCAAGCTCGAAAAGTTTTGCGATTGTCGCCGTTGTTTGTAGGTTCTGTTTCGGCGTGTCTGCCACTGGCTCCACCTCCTTTCCGGTGTCCAAACGAAACGAAACGGCCTAAAAAAATTTTTTGGAGTCTGCGCGAGTTTTGGGCTCGCCAGCACCGCAGGGCTTTTGGCATCTGTCACAGTACCTTGCGGCTTGTCGAAAAAATTTTCACGGTTTGCTTTGAACAGTTCAATCACTTTTAGTTTGCTTTTAATTGCTTTATTTTGTTTTCTTTTGCTTGTGATTGGTTTGTTGTGTTCATTTGTTTTGTCTTTGCTTCGTTGCTTTGCCTACTGCTTGGCTTTCACTTCATGGCTTGCTGTATATGGTGCTCGAAGCGCTTCTCCAGATTGCTGCCGATTGTTTCCTCAATCGTTTCTTTTGCTTTGCCGCTTATCATTTGCGGCACGGACAGAGTGCGGACTGCTTCGATCGGAGTGCGGCCCTCCCCGGTGCGTTGGAAGGGGAGAGAGCTCCCTCCGTTTCCTGCGGTGATAAAGGTGCCCTGCTTCATGGACGCGCGGCCCCCTTTGAGTATGGTCGCCTTGACGGTGTACTTCTTAGGCGGGCGTACCATGGCTACGGGTGAGCCTTTGGCGGTGGCAATCTTTTGGCCAGGGATCCTGAGCTGCTTCGCCTGTTGTCCGCTTGGTCTTGACTTTGGAGACATTTTGAAATGAATAGGCGTCAGCGTTCTGCCTTTATATTCGAGTGCGGCCCCGTCAACGCTGATCCCGGACACTCTTGTCGAGGTGGCCCCCCGTTTTGTTTTTGGGCCTGCCTCCTTGATCGCTGCGGTATCCACGCCATAATGCTGCCGGATCCCTTTGCTTACCCATGCCGGAGCTCTGGCCGTAAAGTCCGACACGGTTCTCTTGATTGCAGTCTCGCCTCCGTCCTTTAGTTTCTCCAGCTTCTTTGCCAGCTTGGCCCCATCTTTCATGGTTACAGAGAAGGCTCCGTTTGTGCGTCTTGATTGTCCGGTATAGAATAGATCGCTCATGCGTGTGCCTCCTTCCTGAAAAATTTACCCTCCCCCAGTCTTTTTCTGGAGGGCAGGGCATAAGAAAAACCGCCCGGCGGCGTTTGTGCTCTCCAGACGGCTTTCGCTATTTTACAGTATAGCACACGACATTATCCCCTTTTATCCCCTTTTGTCCCTTTTTATCCCCTTTTATCCCCATACGCTGAAATGCCCGTAAAATAAGGCTTTGCGGGCATTTTGGAGGCGTTTTTTATTTTGTTTATAAAAATTTAATAATTTTCTTTTTCGATTTTTGCGAGGGTTTGCAGGGCCGAACCATGGATTTTAAAGGCCCGTTTTAGGTATCGCTGGCTATTTGTTTCGTAGTCGTCCTCCTTCCCGTACAGAACGGCGCAGATCGTCCACCAGCTTGCCTCGTCAAAATAACGCATTTCTATGATGGTCTGTTCGTCTGGCTTTTTCATAAGTCCGATCATGCGCTCCAGCTCTCTGCGGGTTTCGCCTTCGTCGTCGATCAGGTCACGGAGCTGCGTTTCAAGTTCCAGCTTTTTCGCGACTTCTCGCTCTGTTTTGCTGGTGCCGTCTCCACCGCCCGGCAGCCCGGTGAGATTTGGAGTGGAAGCGGAGCCCATGGTGGACTCCAGATACTCCAGCCGCTCGATCAGATTGTCGATCCGGCGTTTCAGCGTGGCGACGCGCTCCAGCTTCTTTTTTATTTTGTCGGTTTCTTTCGGCTGTTTTTCACCGGTCTTTTTCTTCTGGCCCATTGGCCCCGCCTCCTTTTTTGTTTCTATTCGTTGAATATGCTCTCGTAGACTTCCCGCGGCTGCAGCGCTCCCTTTCTGATTAGCTGGATCCCGGTGTCTTTTCCGGTGGTTTTTATGTACCTGCGCACAATGACGTCCACAAACCGGGGTTCCATTTCCATGAGAAACGACGCTTGCCCGACACTTTCGGCTGCGATCAGGGTAGTGCCTGATCCTCCGAATGTGTCGAGCACTCCCTTGGCCCAGTCCGTATTGTCCAGCAGCTTCTCCAGTATCT